TCCTCTCGTTTCATAGGAGGGAATGAAACTGTAAAACTAAATCTTTGTCCTTGAACTTGTCGTCTAAATGTTTTTCCACTGTCTGTTTCTGACAGTAAAGTCTTTTGATTGTTCTTGATATTAACAGCGTTAAAATTTGTACTAGGAAATGCACCACTCATATAATCGCCATCTTACCCTTTTCATTTACTGCATTGTTAATCATATTTACGATAGTACCTCTGCTGTTTACTAATAGTTCATTGAAACCTCTTGCATCTACAGTATTTATATTAAAATTCACTGTAACTGGCTGTCCCATACCTAGTTGATTATTGGGTACTATAGTTCCAGCTTGATCTGGCACAAATAACTCAGCACCTTTTTCACCAACAATACTTGGTTGTCCTACTGGTGGTCGCCCACCTTTTTCAAAACCTCTAATTTTATTTACTAAACCCATACCAAATTTAATTGCCGCCCCAACAGCTAAAATATTAAATGGAAAAGGAATACTTGAAAAAGTTTTTAAAGCACCCTCATAAACACTTATCAATGCTTTTTTTACTGACGACATTATCATCATGCTTTCTGATTTTTCTATAGCGGCACTAATTGCTTTACCAATCAAAGCCTCTACTAAAGACCTAATTATGGATTGTGCTAAACTTTGAAAATTTAGTTTCCCTGTCATTACAAAATCAGTAAGTGTTGTTTTAAGTTGTTTGAAAGCGTCTTGACCAGCTTTAGTAAAAGCATCAAAAGTATCAGCGTTCATAGCCTCACTAAATCCATCTTTGAAATTTGTTGCCTCTTGTTTAAGTGAATCAAAAACAGTGACTGTTTTTTGTGCGTTTTCCATAAGTTCATTAAATGCGTTTTTATCAGCAAGAGTATCAAACAAAGTATTAAAATCATTATCAAGCAATCCTACAGCATCTGTAAAAACTTTTACCTCTTCAGTTCCCTCTTTAAAATGTTCTGGTACTGGTGGTTTCTTTTTTATTTCAACAACAAATTCTTGATGTGTTTTTACAGCCCTCATTATCGCATCTTCATATCCCTGAGTATCTTTAATAAGTTTTTCAAATGCTTTCATCTGAAAAATTTTATCTTCAAGCATCGCTATTTTTCCGTCTAATATAGTAATTTGATCGTTAGTAACTTTTAAAGGCACTTTATCGTCTAATGTAACTATTGCGTCATCTAGCTTACCAAATTCATCAATAGTTGGACTCATGTCGATTATTGGTTTTATTGTTGGTACTACTAACTCTTTTTTTTGTTTATTTAGTTCTGCTAATAATAGTTCTGCTGTTTCTAAGTTATCGACCTCTTCAACACTCATTAGTCTTAAATCAGTGCTTTCTCTTGCATCGTCCATTAATTTTTGTATCTGACCAATTAAGAATGAGACAGCACTAAAAGCAACAAATGCTTTTTTACCAAATAATAATGACGCTATTAATCCTGACGTTTGAACAAAAGTAGGTAGGCTTTGAAATCCAGATATTGCTGTACCCATAGAATCGGTTACAGCTTTTACTGCTGGGGCAACATCTTTGATAACGTCTGATGCGTTTGTAATAGCACCAGCAAAGTTTTCACCAATAGCAGTAGCTATATCTTCTATTTGATCTTCGTTTTCCTTTATAAATTTTTGTAAATCGCCAAATTCTTTTTTTAGTTCAGTAAAAAATCCCTCTGCTACAGTTTTTTGAAAATTAAAATAGCTATCCTGTAGCATGGATAAAGTACCAGTGAGTGTAGTTGCTAAATCATCTGTTGCATTTGCAAATTCACCATTACCAGAAAACAATCTTTCAAATGCCTCAACTGTTTCCTCTGCTGTAACTGTTGCACCTTGTTTAAATCCTAATAAAGCTCTAACGCCTCGTTCTCTAAAAATATCAGCACTAGCAATACCACCAGAAAATGCTCTTTGTATCTGAGACGATGCTGTTTCAAAATCTATTCCTGTAACAGCAGAAACATTTCCAGTAATTTCTAATATTCTATTTAGATCGTCTGCATCTTTTGCAACAACTGCTAAGTTACCTGATGCTCTTGAAATCTCTTCTAATGAAAAAGGAACTTTGGAGGCAAATTTTGTAAGATTATCAAATGCTAAAGCACCCTCTTCAGCACTACCAAATAAAAACTTAAATCTAATTTGTAGGCTCTCTACCTCTCTACCTACATCAACAAAACTCTTAACGATAGCACCAGCACCTAAACCAACTAATGCACCCTTTAAACTGAAAACACTTCTTTTTAGATTGCCAAGATTTTTTTGAACGCCAGATAAGGCTTTAGTCGTTTTATCCTTTGCGACTATATCAATATTAACTTTTTTTGTAGCCATCTATTTTTTCATTCTATGTAGTTGCTCTTGCTTTTTTCTCTCTTCAATTTGCAATTCAAAATATGCAATCCACATATTAAACTCTGCAACTGACATTTGCAAGATTTCGCTAATAGTTTTGTGTAGTTTTTCTGCTACGACAAATATGGTTTGGAGTTCTGAGTTATTTTTTAGTTTTTTTTAACGTCATCAATACTGTCTTGTTGAGTACCCATGATCTGACTTGCTACTCTTGCAAGTACGTCTGTATCTGCTTTTTGTTTGAAACTAAGAATGTGAGTAGCATTAAACATTTTCTTATGGTCTTTATCTAATGCTTTTTCTATTATGACATCAACCAGCACCCCAATATCATTAGAATTAGCACCTTTGAATATTTTAGATTTCTCTTGCATATTGAAAGGCTTGGCATAAATCGCTTTATCACCCACTAATCCCCACTCAGGGACTTCAATTATTTTAACTTCTAGTTCTTCAAAGTGAGAACGAATCCCATCAAAATAATCAATTTTTTCATCAGCCATAAATAACTAATTTATACTGTGCCGATAGTTAGACCACCTGAACCTTGTAATGATACAGTTCTAGTAGTAACGCCATCTAAAGTAACACCAACACTCATTCCAGTTACGATTCCAGTTCCTGATAATTTTTGTTCACCTGAACCTGAACCCTCTGGCATAAACTCTACACTCACACTAGCACCTTGTACAAGGCTACCTTGTGCTGAGTCGTCATCATCAAAGTTCATATCAATAGATGCAGTAAAACTACCTCTACCAGTTATGAATGATTTCATTGAGTCTCCTAGAGCAGTGTCCTCTACTACATCGTGTGTAGTATCAATAGTAAAACCAGTAGCTTGTCCAATATTAGAACCTCCAATATGAACTACTGCGTCTTTTCCATGATGAGTTGCCATAATCTATTACTCCTTTTTTTCTTTAGTTAATTCTTTTATAATCTTTTTAGTTTCCTGTGCAACTGAAATTTTTTTATTTTTATCTTGCACTTGCCAACCTCGTTTTTGATAATACTCTAAAAAATCTGGTGCGATTTTTATTGTAGCATTACCTTTGGTCATAGTTATATCTTGTGCCATTATGCTGTCCCCCTTACAAATTCATACACTACTCTCACAGTTATACGCACCCCACCATAAGGATAGATAGTACCCTCGTCTGACGATGCCTCAACAATTTGTGTATCCAGTGCATTTCCATTTCTTGTTATATCATTATCAAGAGTTTCTTCAACCACTTCAATAATTTGGTTTCTTACAGTATCAATATTGCTAGTTGTACCCTTACCAAATGCAACAATAATAAAATCTATTGTGCCTCTGTATGAACCAGAACCTGATGCACCAATAGACGCTGGTTCTCTTGTTTCATCACCAGCTTGTATAAAAGCACTAGGAAACTGAGCATCGCTAAGTTCTTCAACCTCAAATGGTTCTCTAGTAAGTTTTTTGAACTCAATAGGGCTAGTTACAGCATCTAGTTTGGTAATAATATCGTTGGCAATATTTTCTCTCTTACTCATAATCTCATTTCTCTAAAATAGAATCTATTAAACTCTTGTACTATTTTTTCTTCTTCAGTTCTACCAATAGCAAAAAAAGGTCTTTTAACTTTTCTTTTACCGACTCCAAAAAAATCATGTCTAAATGCAATTTTTTCTCTTTCTTTATTGGCAAAAAACAAAGTGTTTCTTAATCCTTTTTTCTTAAAATCTAAACTTCTAAACATTTTGCCAGAATCAGTTAAATCTACATGACCAACTTGTCTGCCTCTTTTTTTTCTATCTTCTTTTGTTGATTGTGCATAGGGTATCATTTTACCACCATCTGGTAATCTACC